AAACCTTGCCAATTGTCAACGCCGCATTAGGCGCGCTAGACACTATTGACATCACGTTTACTGGTGGCGTGTACTCAGTCGCAACGTCTTAAAAACAGCCGGCAACGGCCCGACACGAAAGCAGGCTTATGCGCGTAAAACTTAAGTTGACCCGTACCACTGGAGCAGAGCCAGAGTATCTGTACACCACGTTATTTAGCATTGCGCTGTGGGAAGAAAAGTTTAATAAAAAACCACTCGATGCACAAAACTCAGGTTTCCGCGACTGGTCATTTTGGGCATACACATTGCTAAAAGTTAAAGGCGAAAAAATGCCTGATGATTTTATGGAATGGTTAAAAGAAAACCCTGAAATGGATGTTTTACCAGAAGCGGATGTGACAAACCCAAACCCTACGGACGCGGCACTTACAGACGGCAACTAGCCGAAGTTTGTGCCGCAACAGGTTTTTGGCCTGAACAACAAATACCGTTTGGCGCGCGCGACTTGCTCACAGTGATTACAGTTATTAACGAGCAGGGAAAGCGGTAACAATGTCGGCAACAACAACCATCCAAGTGGTAGGGGTCAAAGACACTATTAACGCGCTCAAAAAGATTGACCCTGAGTTGCAAAAAAACTTTAGAACGCAAGCCACTGCAATTGCACAGCCAGCCATTAACGCTGCAAAAGACGTGTACACGCAAGTGCCGTTGTCTGGTATGCAATACAAGTGGTCTAGTCGAGGCCGTCAGCTGTTTCCGTTTAGCGTGGCTAAAGCCAAAAGCGGTGTAAAACTACGCATTGACACCCGGCGCAATGCTGTAGGCGTAATCTTAATTGAGCAGAAAGACCCAGCAACAGCAATTTTTGAGACTGCAGGACGCGCTAACTCAAACCGTTTAGGCGATCAGTTAGGTTTTGTTGGCGCTGGCCGCACTCGACTAATTGGGCCAGCCGTGTATAAAGCGAGAAAAGGCATAGAGGCTGAAATGGAAAAGATGATATTAGAAACAGCGCGCACAGTTAGCAAGGCAACGTAATGCTGTCTATTCCAATCATCTCAGAGTTTGACGGCAAGGGCATTAAGAAAGCAATTAAACAGTTTCAGCAACTAGAAACTGCAGGCGAAAAAGCACAGTTTGCTATTAAAAAAGCGGCAGTGCCAGCGGCAGCTGCTCTTGCAGGTATAGGCGTTGCGCTTGTAGGTGCTACTAAAGCGGCGATTGAGGATGAAGCCGAACAAGCACAACTGGCGCTTACTTTACAAAACGTCACCGACGCATCAGACGCACAAGTTAAAGCCACAGAGGATCAGATCAGTGCGATGAGTCGAGCGTCAGGTATTGCTGACACAGAATATCGCCTTGCATTAGAAGCACTTGTGCGCGGTACTAAAGATGTTGGCGTTGCCATGAACGACATGAACCTTGTCATGGACATCAGCAAGTCAACCGGGATTGACAGCGCCACAGTTGCCGATGCATTGGCTAAGGCATATCAAGGAAACTTTAAGGCATTACGCACGTTGTCACCAGAAATGGCAACGATGATTAAAGAGGGTGCAAGCCTTGACGATGTTATGAACGTGTTGGGCGGCACGTTTGGTGGTGCTGTTGCAGCCAACGCAGAGACCGCTGCAGGCAAATTGGCAATAATGAAAAACTCTATTGGCGAAACTAAAGAGTCAATTGGTGCAGCACTACTGCCAGTGCTCGAAGCCGTGTTGCCATACCTACAAAAGTTTGCAGATTGGGCACAAGACAACCCTGAAGCGTTTATGTATATTGCTGGCGCTATAGGCATAGTTGCCGCTGCAATTGTGGCCACAAATATTGCTATGGCATTAAACCCATTCAGCCTTATTGCAATTGGCATCGGTTTGCTAGTTGCTGGTTTAGTAATTGCATACAACAAGTTTGAGTGGTTTAGCACAGGTATTAACGCAGTTATAAACGGCGTAATTTTTGTGTTTGAGACATTTGCAAACAGTTGGATAAAAGTTATTAACGCAATTATTAAGGGTTACAACGCTTTGCCATTGTTGCCAGATATTGGTTACATAGGCGAAATTAAACTAGGAAGAATTGGCGGCAACGAAACAAAAGCAGGCGGCGGAATAACCATTCCCAAAATGGCTGAGGGCGGCATTGTTACTGGCCCAACATTGGCGCTGATTGGTGAAGCAGGCCCAGAGGCAGTTATTCCGTTAAACGGCAGAAACGCTGGCATGGGCGTAAATGTAACCATTAATGTGTCTGGCGGTATTTCGACTAGCGCCGAAATTGGCAGATCAGTTGTTGACGCGCTTACCCAATACACGCAAGTGTATGGGCCACTCAACTTGGCTATTAGGTAATGTCTGGTGCAACCGTCATTACTGGCGGCACATACCTTTTAGAGTTGTCTAGCGGCTTTGACGGCGAAGCCTTTTATTTAGACCAATCGCAATTAAACGGGCCTGATGTGCTTGACGGTGACGGCGTGGATTTTAACGACATCACGGACGTGGCACAGTTAATTACCATTAGTCGAGGCCGTCACAAACCTTTAGACGTATTTGGACCGGGCACAATGTCTGTGTCAATTAGCGTGCCAGTGGGCAACCGTGATTATGACCCGTTAAACACGTCTAGCGTTTATTACAACACGTTGACAGATCAGCCGGGTCTAGCGCCATTGCGCCCGATCAGGCTTAGCCGTAACGGTGAGTACCTTTTTACAGGCGTTGTGACTACGTTTAACCAGACGTACAACATGGCTGGCATGACCACCTACAGCATTGCGGCAGCCGATAACACTTATGTGCTGTCACAGGGCAATTTGCCTGAAACAGCCACCACTAGCCAAACCTCATCAGCGCGCATTACAGCCGTTTTAAGCGCTGCAAACTACACAGGCGCTACAAGCCTTACCGCCTCGCCAGTGACCACGCTAGGCGCTTACACGATTGAGTCAGGCACAAACGTAAACGCCTATATAAACCGCATACAACAGGCTGAACAGGGTCGCATTTTTTGTGATCGAGAGAACGTGCTAACTGCCCAACCGCGCGTAGGCACAACCCTTGACGCAGCGACAGCCACGTTTAACGACACCGGCACAGCCACACCGTATGACAGCATCCTCGTAGAGTTTGACCAGCAGACCGTAATTAACAATGCCAACGTCACAATTGCGTCTGGTGGCACGTTACAAAACGCCAGCAACGCAGCGTCTATTGCAGAGTACTTTACGCAAACTGAGGCGATTACAGACAGCCTGCTAAGTGATGACGCACAAGCTGCCACGCTTGCCAGTTACTTGCTTTACCCAAACCCACGCCCACGTTTTACCAGTGTGTCAACCACATTTGCCAGCCTGACCGATGCCCAAAAAACGGCGTTAGCACCAATTGAGATTGGTCAAACCGTGTCCGTGACCAAGACTTTTACATCTGGCACACCGTTAAGTGTTAATCAAGACTTAAGCGTTGAGGGCATAGATCACGTTATTGACATGAACACAGGACACCGCATGACCTTGTGGACATCAGCAACCGTCATCCTTGACCAGTTTATTTTAGATGACATTACGTTTGGTGTGCTATCTACCAGTAACGCGCTCGGTTAGGATAAAGTGCAACTATGACTACGCCTTTTCCATTTGTGGCAAACACGGTGCTAAACGCATCGCAACTTAATGCAATTACCACGTTGCCAGTAAACGCTAGAACTGCTAACTACACGCTGGTTGTCGGTGATGTCGGTTATCGAGTCCAGATGACTAATGCCGGCTCAACAACGATCACAGTGAACACAGGCATTTTTAGCGCTGGTGACACGATTTGGATACAAAACTTAGGTGCTGGCACTTGCACAATTACTGCTGGCACTGCAACAGTTGGCACGGCATCATCTTTAGCGTTGGCACAATATGGAGGTGGCACGCTTGTATTCCAAAGTGCTAGTGCTGCTACTTTTTTTAGCCAACAGGCAGCAACTTACGGCGCTGCAACAGGTTTAACAGGCGCACTTGCTACACCGCCAGCAGGATATTCAGGCTTGTATGCGACATCAGACGGAACACTTACCGTCACTCGCGCGGGGATTTTTGATGTGCTTATGTTTGGTGGGGGCGCATCAGGCGGCTATCAAACAAACACAGGAGGCGTTGGCGCGTCTGGTGGTGGTGGTGCAGGTGGCATGGTTTCTGCAACTGTGTTTCTTGC